TTGTTTTGTTTCTCTGTCCTGGCGGTGGAGGTTACCTCATAATGTGTGCAATACTTACCTCCGCGGGGTTGGTTATCGGGCGGCATGCGCTCCTTGACTACCTTCCTACTGTGCTGGCTTTGCGGCGCCAGCGCGACCGTCGGCACATCGACGTTTACTACCCCGAGACCGGCCCGCTCCGCCGCGCGTTCTACCCGAAGCACCTGTCGTATTTCGCTGCGGGGAAAACCCACAGGGAACGGTTGTTTTTGGCTGCGAACAGGGTTGGTAAGACGGAAGGCGTCGGGGCCTACGAGGTTGCCTGCCATCTTATCGGCGAGTACCCGGACTGGTGGGCAGGCCGGCGCTTCCACAAGCGCGTGAAGGTCTGGGCCGCCGGAGACACAGCCAAGACCGTCCGCGAGATCATCCAGCCCAAGCTGTTGGGCGAGTTGGGCCACATCGGAACCGGCATGATCCCGGGCGACTCGATCCTCGACACCAGCGCCAAGGCTGGCGTTCCAGACGCCATTGACACCGTGCGGGTGCGCCACGCGACCGGCGGCGTGTCCACGCTGGTGTTGAAGTCATACGACCAGCGGCGCGAGGCGTTTCAGGGCGCGGACATGGACGTAATCTGGCTCGATGAGGAGCCGCCGGCTGATGTGTATACCGAGTGCCTGCTCCGCACGATGACCACCAACGGGTTGGTGATGCTCACCTTCACGCCTTTGCAGGGCCTGTCTGAAGTCGTGCTCCAGTTCATCCCGGATGGTGACCTTGAGCACCCGCAGAAATTCGTCGTCTTCTGCACCTGGGACGAAGTACCGCACCTTTCCCCCGAGGTCAAAAAGGAACTATGGGCTTCAATCCCCCCATATCAGCGCGACGCCAGGTCGAAGGGTCTCCCGGCTCTCGGATCAGGGGCCATCTACCCAGTGCCCGAGTCCGACGTGATCGTGCCCGACTTTGCCGTTCCGCCGCACTGGTCAAAGGCATACGGGATGGATGTGGGCTGGAACCGGACGGCGGCCATCTGGAGTGCGCACAACCGGGAGACGGACACGGTGTACCTGTGGTCGGAATACTACCGCGGGGAAGCGGAGCCGGCCGTTCACGTCCAAGCTATCCAAGCTCGCGGCGCATGGATACAGGGCGCGATTGATCCTGCTTCTCGGGGGCGAAGCCAGGTGGACGGGCGCCAATTGATCCAGATGTACACCGATCTCGGGTTGCGCCTGACTAAGGCCGAGAACTCGGTCGAGGCCGGGATCTACAAGGTCTGGCAGCGGCTGTCGTCGGGCCGGCTGAAAGTGTTTGCGAGCTGTCCTCAGTGGCTCTCAGAGTTCCGGCTCTACCGGAGAGACGAGAAAGGGAAAGTCGTCAAGGAGAGGGACCACTTGATGGACAGCTATCGGTATTTGGAACAGGAGATGGTCAACATCGAGCGGGTGCAGCCGGCGAAGGCAGGAGAGGAACAGGTACGCCGCTTCTCGTTCGGTGACCGCACAGGCGGGGGATGGATGGCGTGAGAATATGGCACTGAAAACAGTTTCTACCCAAGTATCGGCTCGTATGTTCTTGGCCGATGTCGCGCTAGCCATGAAGTTTCATCGGCCTTGGCTTACCCTCGACGAACCAGAGGTACATTGGTTCTCTTCCCAACGCGCTCCATTTCAGGCTCAGGACAAAGAGAATGAGAGAGCGGTATGCACATGGAGTCAGGCGCTATTCGAGCGCGCCGAGATAAAGCGTCTGGGGTTGGCGTGAGATGGCGCGTAACTGGCATGTGTTAACACACCGCGGCAGGTCCATTGGGCCGAAGGGGGCGCTATGCCATCATGGCGATGGATACCGCGTTACCTACAGGGACGATGAGGTAACCTGCCGAAAATGCCTAAAGATGTTGTCTCCGGGATATCGCGACCCGTGTCTGTCGGAAATGGAACGACTAAGACGGGATGAACCTGATAAGTGGGCTGAGGTGGAGGCTATAGCGGAAGAATCCAGAGAATGGTTTTACCGTCATGGTACGCTTCGACCAGGGCAACTCCCGCTTGCAGTATTGAGGTTGAGTATATGCCGCTGAAACCAGGCAAAAGCCGCGCCGTGATCTCGAGCAATATCCGTGAGATGGTAGCCGCCGGCCATCCGCAACGCCAAGCCGTGGCCGCGGCGCTGTCGAAGGCGCGGGGCGGGAAGAAGCGCAGGACGCTGAGCGGAATTGGAAAACCTTAACGCGGGTCTAAGCCCGGTGGCTTGCCTGGACCCATAACCCAGGAGCGGTCAGTTCGACTCTGACACCCGCCAAACCCTCAAGCAGAAGTACCTCATGCTCCCCAAGACCATCACCGTGACCGTGACGACGGACGACGCCAAGGTCATCGGCCAGATCGTGATCCGCCTGCGTGGGGAGCCGGAACCACAGCCGGCAGTAATCGAGTACGGCTGGGGCAGCGTGCAGTTCAACGCTGGCGCGGAGGCTGACCAAGCAACCTCATGACCCACGACGAGATTCTCGAGCAAGCCCGCAAGCAGTTCAAAGCCGACGAGGACTGGGAGCGGGACATCCGCGAGGAGTTCAAGATCGATGTCCAGTTCCGGGCCGGAAAACAGTGGCCCGCCGGCATGGCCGACGAGCGCACTAACGCCGGACGCCCCGCGATGGTTCACAACCGCCTGCCCACGTACATCGCCAACATTACGAACGAGTGCCGCCAGAACAAGCCGTCCGTTGGGTTCACGCCAGTCGAGAACGCCGACGAGGAGACGGCCAAGATTCTCGAGGGCATGGCGCGGCATATCCAGTACGACTCGCAGGCGGCGGTGGCGTCGGAGACGGCGAACGAGTACCAGGTGATGGCGGGTTTCGGGTTCTTTCGCATTACCTCGGAGTACGCCGGCGACGACACGTTCGACCAGGAGTTGAAGATCAAGGAAATTGTCAACCCGCTGTCGGTGTACGGCGTGCTGAAGCCAGCCATCATGCGTGAGAAGTGCCGGCACGCCTTCGTGGTGGAGAAGGTTTCGCGCGACGAATACGTGCGCGAGTACGGGGAGAGCGCGGCGTTCGCTTCATTCGCGGGATCGGATACGTCGGGCTGGGTTGACCAGGACGAGGTGCGGGTCGCGCTGTACTACTGGATCGAGACGAAGAAAAAGACGCTGGCGCTCTTGCCCGACGGCAGCACGATGGACTTGGCCGACGTGCCGCAGGACGTCAGGGACGACCTGGAGGCGCGTGGCGAGAAGTTGGAGACCCGTGTCGTGAATGTCGATACGGTGCGGTCCTGCAAGCTAAACGGCGCCGAGATCCTGCCCGACACGGAGACGGTCTGGGTGGGATCCACCATTCCGATCTACGCATCGCTGGGGTTGCAGGCCATTATCGACGATAAGCCGATGCTGTTCAGCCTGATCCGCTTCATGCGGAGCCCGCAGCAGCTTATCAACTACGCCAAGTCGCGGATTGCAGAGACGCTCATGACGGCGCCCATTTCGCCTTGGATCGGGGCGGAGGGCGTGTTCGAGGGGCACGAGGCGGAATGGGACCGGGCCAACACGACGGGCGCGGTGGCGCGGCTCCAGTACAAGCCCAAGACGGTGGACGGAAAGGAAGTCGGCCGGCCGGATCGGAACGTGTACGAGCCGCCGATCGCGGCGCTGAGCGCGTTCTACGCGCAGGAGGTCGAGGAACTCAAGGCCATCTCGGGCATTTTCGACGCATCGCTCGGTAACAGGGGCAATGAGACCAGCGGACGCGGTATCCAGGCTCGCCAGCAGCAGACCGAGCGCAGCAACATGCACTTCGGGGACAACCACGGCCGGGCGCAGGAACAGTGCGGGCGCGACTTGGCGGAGGCGATACCGCGGATCTACGACGGCACACGGCTGGTTCGCATTCTGGGTGAGGACGAGGTCGGGAAGTTCGAGTGGATCAACAAGCCGGGCGAGGACGGTGTTGTCAAGTACGACATTTCGGCGGGCAAGTACGACGTAGCGGTGAAGATCGGGAAAGCGTACTCGACCAAGCGGCTGGAGGAGTTTGACACGCTGGCGCAGTTGCTACAGGGGAACCCCGGGCTGC